CCCCCGCCCGGACCAACCCCGGCGCCCCGCCCGTCTGGGGGCCCCCCGTCCCGCCGCAACGCAACGGCGAACCATTCCGAATTTTAGAAACACACATGATTAACGGGGCGGATTTCGAATCACAGGCCCAAATCATTCGCGGCATGACGGAGAAATTCAACGTTACCAAAATCGTCATCGACGCAAACGGTATCGGCGCGGCGGTGTACGACCTTGTTAAAAAATTCTACCCGCCCGCCATCGGCATGACCTACACGCCCGACATTAAAGGGATGATGGTTTTAAAAACGCAGAACCTGCTCAAAAACAAACGTATCGAGTGGGACGCGGGCAAAATTGATTTGCAGATGGCGTTTATGTCCGTCCGACGCGCAATTACCGCCAGCGGACGGAACATCACTTACGAATCGACGCGCAGCAAAGCCGCCAGTCATGGCGACTTGGCTTGGGCTGCGATGATGTTGTTTTATCAAGAGCCGTTGGACAATGTTGTCAGCGGACGTTTTGAGATTGATAGTTAAAGGATTTTTATGTCTGATTTAAATTCGACAGGCAATGAACCACGCACAGATTTAGAGATTTTCAGTTGGGGCTACGACGAGCGTTTGTCTTGGCTCGGCGCGGCATGGGAATGTGCCGACAACGGTCATTACTACGAACTGCCCGTCAATCAAGAGGACTTGATCGGTTTACTCCGAGTAGGCGTACATCATTCGTCTGCGCTGCATTGTAAACTGAACGTCCTAACTTCCACATTCAAACCGACCGCGCTTTTGAACCGCGCCGAATTTAAAAAGCTGGCATTTAATTTCCTTGTAACCGGCAACGGCTATCTGGCGGCGGAGCGCAACCGATTCGGCAAGGTATTGGGATTTAAAAACCGACTGTCCGTCTATATGCGCCGCTCTTCGAAAAATTACGACAGAGACGGCTATTTCTACCTGCGCGACCATGTTTTTGAGACTGCGGACTTTATCCCGAAATCGGATATTATTCATTTGATGCAACCGGATTTGGTGCAGGAGATTTACGGCATCCCCGATTATTTAGCGGGTTTAAGTTCGGCAGAGCTTAACCACTCGGCCACGACATTCAGACGGCGCTACTACGACAACGGTAGCCATGCAGGCTTTATCGTGTATGCAACCGACAACAATATGAATAATGATGACTGGAATAATCTCAAGGACCAATTTAAAAAAGCGCAACGCGAAGGCAATTTCCGCAATGTCTTTTTGCGCTCGCCTGACGGTAAACCTGAAGGTATCAAACTGATTCCGATTTCAGAGGTTGCCGCCAAGGATGAATTTTTAAATATTAAAGGAGTAACCTCCCAAGATATGCTGACAATACACCGCGTGCCTCCTTCATTGATGGGGGTCGTCCCGACGGCGGCGGGCGGCTTGGGCGATGCCCGGACGGCGGCGGAAGTATTCGCCGCGAATGAAATCGAGCCGATACAGGCGGCGTTTCTCGAAGCAAACGACGCATTCGGCGCGGAGGTTTTTAAATTTAAGCCGTACACTTTGGCAACGTCCAAGGTGGATAAATAGGATAAGGCCGTCTGAAAAGTTTCAGACGGCCTTTTTATTTTATTCTACTCCCAATCCATCGCATGACCGGAACTGCCATACTGTTTCCTATTGCCATGTATCGCGGCGTGTCCGGACATTGCTCGGCTGGCTTGTTTCGCCATGTAATCCGAGTGTAGTTGTCTGGGAATCCTTGCAGCCTTTCGCATTCAACTGGGGTTAGTTTGCGGACTTCCGGGAAAGTGATAACGCAATTACCATTGCAGATTTGGTCTGAATCTACGCCTCTACCGCCAAACCCAGTGCTTAACGTTGCTCCAATATTGACAATAAGTGTTTCGCTCCCTCCGGATAAAGCCCCTCCTTTCCTTTTTAACGTGCCGGCGGTGTTGGATGCCTGGAATGTTCCAAAGCTTCCCTCAATAAATGTGGCAGATTCTTTCCCCTTTTTTCCGCCCGTCTCAGGATTCCTACTTTTGCTCGGCTGCTCAAATAGTATTTGGGCGGCACGTCTGTCTCGATTACCTGCGATAAGAAACACTCTTCGGCGACGTTGGGGGACTCCGAAATATTGGGCATCCAAGATTCGCCATGCGATTTCGCATTCGTCCGAACGCACAATACCAGCACCCGTCCATCTGCCCCTTGTTGGGACAAGCTCTTTGGACTCGCCAAGCAAAGCTGCCAAAAAACATCCGAAGGCGTTGTCTCGTGTTGATAAAACGCCGGGGACGTTTTCCCACAGTACAACTGCGTCGGGCAGTCCGTAGCGTCTTCGAATAGTGTTAATTGCATTTAAAATCCTTACAAAAACAAGCGTAAGATTTCCGCGTTCGTCATTCAGGCTGTTTCTTAAACCGGCAACCGAAAAAGCCTGGCAAGGCGTCCCGCCGACCAATATATCCGGTGCCTCAATTTCGCCTGATAAAATCCGCTCCGGTAACGTCGTCATGTCGCCATAGTTCGGGACGCTTGGGTAGTGGTGTGCCAAGACGGCGCATGGGAATGGCTCTATTTCCGAGAACCATGCCGGTTCAAATCCCATCCCCTGCCACGCTACGGATACCGCTTCAATTCCGCTGCAAACGCTGCCGTACCTAAAAACCATTTATTAATCCTTGTATAAATACTCGTCCCGCATTCTGATGACTTCCTCCCGCTTGTAGAGGTTGTCCCGTCCCACCAACTTCGGCTGCGGTATCAGCCCCGCCCGGCGGCGCGCCCAAATGGTTGTCGTGGACGGCGGCTTTTTGCCCGGTATTGTCCATAGTTTTTTCACTTCATCCAACGTGATGTATTCACCCATTTTTGTTCCTTTCCTGTTGGTCAGTTTCGGTTAATCAATTTGTCATTCATCGCCTGCGACGCTTTAATGGCGGCGCGGGCAGATTCGATGGCGCTTTCAACGGTGTCGTACTGCGGCTTGGTGTAGCGGACGGTTTTGGCGCGGATATTGGCTTCGTTTGCGGCCTTGATGGCGGCGAAGTCAAAAATAGGTTCTTGCGGAGTCAGTCCGCTGACGAGTGGACGGCGTAGTTTTTCAATACTGCGGATGTATTCGCGGTAGTTTCTTTGTTTTTTGCGGGCTGATTCGCTATGGAAGGCATTATCTTTCGCCGCTTTTTCGATTTTTTCGCGGGTTTCACGGCTCATGTATCTCAGCTCTTCGATATTGTCTAAATCGAGCATGTCTTTTTTATATTCTTTCGCCAATTCAGGACTTAAACCTGTCTGAACTAAATCAACGGCGGTTTGCACTGAAAATCCGTGTTTCCAAATAAGCCATTCTACAGGCTCGGTTTTTTCTAGGTCGGCCAGGGTTGCCGCTACTGGGCGATTGATTAAATTTTGCGCAGATTCGGGGTCGAATTTCATTTTCGTAGAGTTATTGACACAAGTCCAAGCGGCGGCGGTGCCGCCGTTTTTCTTCAAAACCCACGAATGGACGCGCGAAATTTCGACGCGTCCGGTTGCTTTTTCGTAAACGCCCATGATGCGGTCGGCAGGGATTTCACCGTAGCAGTTCGGCTCTTTCGCCTCTTCGCGGTACAGTCCGAGACGGACGTCTTTACGAGATACAGATTCTCCGCCCAAAAGGACGGTAAAACGCATCCAGTCGCCCATATCGGCAGCCTGTTGGGCGAGCATTAAAAGGTCGTCTGAAGCATCAGGATTGATTCGGCGCAGTTCGCGCCAAATGGTAACGGGACAGCCGCCGATTTGCTGGAATTGGCGGATGCCGTGATTACTTGCCCACGCATCCACGCGGACGGCAGTTTCCGCCATGCTCAACAGTGCGTCCGACTCATAGTCAACGCCTAAGCCGTCGCCGCTTTGACTTTTACCGTCGATGTTTTTGGCGATATATTTGGCGATATAACCGGCAGCCGAACCACGCGCCCAGTTGATGGCTTCAAAGTCAACGCGGGCAGAGGCAGGGGTTTCCTTCCAAAATTTAAAATATTTGGATGCCCAGAATTTTTTCTCGGTTTTCAGACCGGCGCGGATGGCAGCGAGCGTAGGCGCGCTTCCTTGTTTTTCACGGATTTTTGCTTGGATTCGGCGGGCTTCCGCGTCCGCTTCTTCTAGGGTGTCGAAATATTTCAAACCCAGCTCTTCACGGTTTTCGCGGCAGGCGTGTTTTGCCACGACGCGGCGGAAGGTAAGGCGGTGTTGCTCTTCCATGAAGACAAGGCCGTGCCAGTGCGGCGTACCGTCATGATGCGGCTCGGCAACGCGGAATCCATAGATTTTGATTTTCAGACGGCCTAATTCCGCACAGACACGCGCCCATACTTTATTTAAGTATTCCTGCGCCTGCGGCGGCGTTTCGCCGCTGAATTTCTCGTTTGGCTTGCCAAAGTGGTGCATACGGTGCATGCGGGAAGGACAGGTAATCGTAAAAAATTCGCCGACGTGGTTTTTCAGACGGGCGATTTCCTCAAAGCCGCGAATACGCACCATCAATTCGGCGCGACGCAGGGCGGGATTGGATACAGAGACTTCAGACAAGGCCTCGAGCGTGAACTCTTGCCCCAGCTCATTGATGGCAATCATGGTTTGCAACATGGCAAGATTGCGACGCTTTTGCGCCAAACGGCGGAATACCGCTTCATCAGAGGCATAAAGTCCCGTTTTGCGGGACACAAATCCAGCCTCGCGGCGGTAGCGTTCGGCAGCGCGCGCAAAAATGCGGCGAAGCTGGCGACGCCAGAATTTAGGAGCCTTCAGGCGGGCTTCGATGGCTTCGGGGATTTTGTCCTTGAATACTTTTTTGGTATCGATGCCGTATTCGTCGGCGGCATAATGGATCAGACCGGCGAGACTCCAGCCGATACGTTGTTTAAAATAGATGTCCTTGGCTGCGCTATCAGCAAGGACGCGGATGTCGTCGTCCGAAGCGTCCAAACCTGCCGAACGAACGGCAGGCGGCAAAACGGTCAGATTGTCGAGCAAGGTTTTCAGACCGTCTTCGGCGCGGACACGCGCGGCGGCGGGCTGAATGCCGCCATCCAACTGACGGACGACCAAATCAGTAAAGAACGAACGCGCTTTTGACGCCTCGGCAGGTTTCAGGCTTTCAAATCCTTCGCGCAACACGGGCGGAATCAGCAAAAAGGCTTGGGCGGCGTAGTCTTGCTGCGCCGCCTTTGCATTTGCTGTTTGAATTGATATGCCCATGATTTTTCCTAAGTGAAAAGGTCGTCTGAAATACCTGTCTGTCCAGGTGGTCAAGCGTCTGTCCGCTTTGTCTTTGCTCCGTTAGAATGGAAGCTCCTAAACAACCTTCCCGGAGAAATGAAATGAAGCTCAATCGCGAACTTCAAAGAAAAATATTGTCTGTCCTGACAGAATGCTTCCCCCAAGACCCTCCACCGAATTTCCTTCATACCTTACGCGCTGAATACGGCGAGGATGAAACAGACGGCAATCTGATGTATTTGGAAATGCACGGACTGGTCAACTTCAAACTTACCCGCTTTTTAGGCGGGGCGTATTCCATCGATTATGTGAAACCGACCGAAAAGGCTTTTGATTTCCTTGCCGAAGACGGCGGTCTTTCTGCGGTTTTAGGGGTAGTTACGGTTAGGCTGGATGCGGAAACCCTGCGGGAACTGGTTGCCCTGAAAATAGGCAAGGCAGACATTCCGACCGGTCAAAAAGAAACACTGCTTAAAATTATTCGCTCTCTGCCGGAGGAGGGGTTAAAGCGGTTATCGTCCCGATTGATTGAGTTCGCTTTGGACAAGGGCGCGGATTTAGTGAAACTGCTTGATATATCCGGCGGCCTCTAATCGTTGCCAGGTGGCGAAATCGGATGCTTCCGACTTCGCCCAACTCAATATCAAATTCTTCGATCATTCGGTCTGAAACTTCAGGCTCGGATACCATCAGTCGATTACCGGTATCGCACCATACGTACTGGTCGGTTTCATATATCGGCATGGTTTCGTCTCAATAATTAAAATAATCTTGGATTCTTTCTTCGATTTCCGCGTCCAGCTTCTTCTGCTCAATTTTGTAGTCCACATAAAGCCAAACGCCGAGTTCGACGATAAAAACAATGCCGATGATTGCGAAGATACTCATTGCCCCACCTCATGCGGGATTTCAGCGTCTCCGCCCATGTGGTCGAATGTCGGCGATTCGTAAACGCAAACCGGGTCAGTTGCGGGCAGCGTTTGCGGCTGTTCCGCTATGTTTCCGTGGGTCGAACCAAGCATAAAATAAGATGCGGCGAGCATCAGGGCGAGGATTATGTAGCGGATTTTGATTTTCATGATGTTTCCTTGTTTGGTCGGGTTCAGGCAGCCTTAAGGTCGTCTGAAACAGGGTTTACTTTCATTTTTCTGCCGGCATAGACCGCGCGGGCTATTTTTTCGTCTATGCATTCAAGCTGTCGGGCGGCTTCGGAAAGCTGGAGAACAGGCAAGCCCAAGCTGTACACTACGTTTTGCTGATTCAGCATATTGCCCAGTCGGGCGATTTCCTTTATCAACTTCTGACTGTCCTCCAGAGCTTTGCTTTGCTCCGGCGTAACCAGCCAACTTCTGACGACTTCCGTATCGTTGTAAGCCGCCAACGGCTGACGGCCAGTATTTCGTTCCAAGAGCGCGTTGCGTTCCAAGCCGTTCATGATTTTTGCGTTTTCGGTTTTACTGCTTGCCAGCTTTTTGCCGATATTCCACATGGCGCGGGCTTGGGCTTTGGTTCTAAAAAAGCGGACCCGCTGCGGTGCTGACTTCCACGTCGGGACGATTTCGCCGTTCATTTTTCTTTCCCTTTACAACAAATTTTTCTGACTGCTGCCGCCGTGTTGTTCGATAATTTCGTCTGCCGTCATCTGCGGTGGCACCAAGGCGGGGTTTTGATGCAGCGGGCTGGGTGGGGAGATGGTTTTGATGACTTCCGTTGATGCTACGCCCGACCAACCGCACGAAGCATTCAGGCATTGAATTGAGCTATAACGGAGGCGGTCTGTCATCTTCCGACTTGCCGTAACCTTGCAGCGGCTGGCGCCGCAAAGGGGGGGAAATTTTTTCCCCCCATTTTCCCGTTTCCC